TCCGCAGTCGTTATTGTAGGCATGTTTAACACACTCTGAAGGAGTTTGTCAATTGTTAAATTATTTTCGATATAAGAAGGGTTTGTTAGAATCTCCTCTTCCCTTGTAGTCATCATCTTAAGTTCAATTTGTTCTTTATTATGAAAAGGATGATCTTCTGAATAAAATTTACCTTTTGTTGGCAAATCAATAAAAAAAGTTGCTCCATTGTGTTCCAACAATGAAGACTGCTCTTCAAGTTCAAATTTTTGCATTTTTACCTCTTTTAGTATGTAATTTCTCTACCAGTGGATGTTCTATATGTTAAATCTGCCCAGTCATAACTTAAAGTTACCGATGCTCCCAAAATAGATGCTCCTGAATAATTGAGTCCATCAAAATCAATTCCGCTAACAAAAGCATTATATAATTTCCAAGTTTCGTAAACTTCTCCATCTGGATTTATCACTTCTATTTTAACAGTTCCGATTGAATCTATTAATGACTTTTTATTCATATCTTTTAAATTACTAGCATCAATCTGGTTTGGATTATCATACCCTCTTTCTTTATATGTTTTTAAAAGGATTCCAGATATTGAATCAAATTTTTCGTTGTCAAAACTCTCAACAACTTTAAATGTAACATTGTCCCAAGTTACAATAGTCCCTGGTTGTTTAAATTTCCAGTTTAATAGTGTGAACTCTTTCGGTGATGATATGTTTGGTTTTGGTCTACTAACAGAAGAGACCATAGCAAAGGGAATATTATCAATACGCAAAAGAAATCTAAAATTAGATTGTAAACTAGATCTTACAGTTTGTGTATAATTTATGTCTGACATCTTACAATAATTATGTCACACTATTAATTTTGATTAATTTCTGTAATATTCAAAGTAGCATAATCATAGGAAAATGTCAATTTTACTGTGTTGATTGCGCTACCACCGTAATTTAGACTAGAGTAGGAAACACCATTGACAAATGAATTGTATAGAGTCCATGTCTCAATCTCATTTCCATCAGAATCTAATACCTTGACTGAAATATTACCAAAGTTTCCAGTTACAAATCTTTCTTTAGAAAAGGTAGTTCTCCAACCTTCATTGTCGGCAGTCCATGTTGATGGTGGGTTATAACCCGCCTTTTCAACTGCACCTAGCACCAATCCAGATACATCGGATCAATTGGTTCAACAAGTGTCATGTTAATATCTGACCACTTTAATTTACCAGGAAACTTAAATTGATGTCCTAAAAACTCATGGTTTACTTGTCCATCAAAATTTGGGTTTGGTCTATCACAATCAGTGACAACCCATGCTGGGATTTCACCCAAAGTTAGAATAAATTTAAACTCTCTTTTTGGTTCAATCTTAACTGATGCCCATGGTGGAATTGGTGTTGCTTTGTTTGGCATTTTTAGTCTCCTACTCTCCTATTAATTAGTTTAATCCTCAAAAGATGCACCAGTGTTGGTAATAATGAAGTCAACAGCAACAAACTCAATTGCACGGGTTGGTTTCAAGTAAACCTTGGCGTACAGAATGTTTCTATCAACTAAGTCCGGTGTTGTTGTTGTCTCATCAAGAACCAACTTGTACTCATCCAAACCAAATCTTGCTTGAACATCTGATAAGAAGGGTTCTGCTTGACCAATGAATCGTGCCCATGTAGCACGAACGTTTGGTTCAAACAAGATACCAGCAGCGATGTTAGAAATACCTTTCTTGATAAAGATCAACAATCTACGAACGTTAATTCTATCCAAAGCACTTCTTGTAACCTGTAGAGTCTTCTGACCAAAGATTACAATGCCCTCATTTGGGAATGAGGCAATTGGGTTAATGTTGGCGTCGTATAGAAGGTCTCTATCTTGCGATGTAAGTTTCTCAGTTACGTTAACAACTGGTAGACCAACAATGCCGCTTGAAAGACCACCACGGTTGAATCCTGCTGGTGCAAACCATGGTGCTCTCACTCTGTCTGTGTAAGACATTGCGCCGATAGCGGCAACAGATGCTGGGACATATACTAACTGTCCTTCTAGAGTATCTCTAATCTGAACGAAGGGGTAGTAAGCGCAACCGTAACTTGAGTTAATCTGACGCTCTTTCAAGTTAGAAATTGTCTCACTTAAGTTAGGGTATACCTTACCGTCATCGTCTTCGTGTGAGGGTTGGAAGTCACCCTTTAGATCGATAACTGCTAGAGCGTCTGCTCTTGCCTCGGCAGTGTTAATGAGGTGTGTGGTTAACTGCTCATTAGTAATGCCGGGAACTGAGATTAAGTTGTATGGAACAAACTCAGGATCTTTAACAATATCAATTGTCTCTTTGACAGTGTTGTATGCATAGTTGGTTGTTTCTGTCTTACCATCTAACAAGGTGTTTCTGAAGGGGTCTTTCTCTGTGATGTCAAGACCATCAGAACCACCGTACATGGGCATTGTAAATCTATCAACACCCTTATCAAGTACATTCTTGTAGGTAAATCCTGACTGAGCAGAAATGGCATCACCATCTACTCTTGAACCTGAAACCCAACTTAGAATACCATCTGATGATCCAGATACAACTTCGTCAAGAGTAAAGATGTATTGGTACTCACTGTACGCGGTATCAGTTAGTGGCGCAGTGATAATGTCTGATCTGTTTCTATTCAAGTCGGCGTAATCGCGGTTAAACTTGTTACTTGTCTTAGAGATACCAGTCCAAACACCCCAGTAAGCGTCAGTTTGGTCTGCTAAACCATCTTGGTTACCAGAAATTCTCAATTCGTGAGATGGGTAAAGCAACTTAAGTCCTGGTCCCTTGAATCCACTAGCGCCGAGACCTGAACCTGTAATAATTAATTGGTCTTGAGCACCATCGAAGATATTTTTGGCACCTAGTCCAAATATGCCAGTACCAAAGTTATTCTGCTGAGTGTTTGTCTCTCTATCCACTTCAATATCTTTGTACTTTAAAGGACCGTAATATCCGAATGGCAACAATTGAGAATCGTAATCGTCAGCATCCATTTCAATTCTAATGTATTTTGAACTGTTAGGGTACTCACCTCTTGTTCTTAATCTTCTTGTAACTGGATCGAACTGTAAGAACTGATCGCCAATTTTTCTTGCAACATAGTCTAAAGAGTTTGCGTCTAAGTTACAATTGCTGAATCTCTCCAAAACAACTGGTGCTGCGTCTGTATCACTAGCGCGGCGAACTAGAACGTCAAATGTACCAAACTTATTGAACTGATCTTGCGAATAGTTAATATTGGCAATAGAAACCTTGAGATTGTTCTGTGCCCACTCAGCATGATCTAGGGCGTGGAACTTAAACAACTCAGTCATATTACCATATGTGTAAGAACCTGAAGCAGCAGCGCCACCCAAGTCCTGACCAAAAACCATACCTGTTGCTGGGTTATTTCTTGTTGTACCTCTCTCAAAAGGTATTTGCCTGTTACTATGTCTTGCATCAGAACCGGTTGCTAGGGGAATTATTGCACCCAAGTAAGTTGCATTGGGTGATCCCTGGGAAGCGCCACCAGATCCTGTAACTACACCTCGTGTTAATTTTTGACTAAACTCTCTAGCATAAGTCTCGCCCAACCAGTATCTCTCTCGTTGAGATGATTTAGTAATTGACTTATTGACTAATGCTGGGTTTGTGTTAAAAACATTTCTGAGATAATCTTTATTATTCTCATTCAATGAAAAACTTATGATACGATCTTTATCGTATCCAGTTGAACCTGTAATTACAACTGTGAATTTGCCGCTATCGTCTGATGCAATCAAAGTACACATACCAGTAGGCGCGGTATCAGCATTAACGTTTGAACCAAAGGTGTCTTTACCTACTAGTCCAACAAGACCGTCCTCTACATACCATGTTGCGACCAATGATCCAGTTCCGTGAGCGCTTTCTGTCTCAGAACCACTAAGTTGGTTTGGGAATACAAAGAGTCCGTAAGCAGAACCAGTTGCATCGCCTGTAAACTCTGGGAACTGTCCACCATGGGGAATATCAAGTCCAAGTGGGGAAACACCTGTGATTTTCCAACCTGCCTTTCCTGCTGTGGTTGCTTCAGTATGCTCAGAACCCAACATTCTAACGTAGGTGCAGGTTGATGAGTTTCTTAACCAGCATTGTGCAGTGTAAGTACCGTACATAGGAGACTGCTCATTGCCGTTTCTCCAAACATCATCAGACTTTCCACCTGGAACTGGTTCACCATATAACTGTACAAACTCAGCAAATGAGTCAACTGTTACAGGTCTCATTGCTGGACCATACTTTGCTCTACCAACAAACAATGGACCAGTCTCTGCTGGTTCGTTTGGTAGTTGTGTATTATCAATCTCGTTTAGGAAAACGCCGGGTGAAATAAACTTAAATTTTCTGGCACTCATAAAATATCTCCCAATTATGCTACAATAAATAGTTTAGAAATACGGCAAAGACTAGGGTCTATATCCGTCATCTGAGAATTCATTGATATCGCCCAACATAACATGTTCTCTAGGGAAACGTACTTCAACAAAATTTTCTTTTCTTGCAACTTGTGGACCTTTTTGATTTTCACCAGCACCCATAATGTATCCTATGACTTTTATCTTAATGCTTGCTTCATATACTTTTTCATTACTATCAAGATTGCTTATGTTACTTGTTACACCATAGTCTGTTTCTAAAAATGCCTCATAACTGTGTCCACTATCTCTAATCATGAATTGATTTATGTTATTGTTAAAAGTTGCAAAAGGTCTAATCATGTCGTTGATTTGTTGTTGATACTCTGCTCTTAAATTTATTTCATAATTCAAATCATGATAAATTGGCAAAGGAACTGTTGCCATTTCATAAACAACTTTTTCATTTTTAAATTTAAAGTTATTTTGTTTATAAAGTCTTAAACTTGTTGCATTTGCAAAGTTTTTAGTTTTAGATTGCTTGACTTTCCTAGCAATTGTTAATGTTGTTCCGTCACTATTAGCAAATAGTTTTGCTGGTATCGGAGAGTCTTTTGGATCTGTTTTTTTAACAGTTGTTCTTTGTACTGAGATCATTGGAAATTTTAAAGACTCAGTACCCAACTCTCTCATTTCTCTATCGTCTTTAATTTGAAATGCTCTCTCTTGAGTTAACCAAATGATTGGAACTTTGCGCCAACCATCATTACGAGTTGCGAATAAATCAATAGTTTGATTCAACCAATCGTAAAGCGCCATATCAATTGTTTCAAATGTAGAAGGGACTAGTGTATCATACTGCACTGAATATGCTGATTTATATAATTCATCAGCATTCTTACATGGGTAATAGTTTCCATCCTCTGTATGTGTTCCAACACACCCAAGAGTTTCTGCTTTTCTTAGAGCATCACGATAATTGTTAAACTTGTAATTTTCTTCAATATACTTTGGTAGCATTTAATAATCCTATGGGTTAAATTTTCCTTCTCTTGCTAAAATACAAGTTGCACTAATCTCAAAACTTCTATCTGTCTGATCAAAGAGTAGTTTTGGTTCACTCAATTCAACAATCTCATAATCGAAATCGCCATAGCGAACAAAGTCACCGACACGAACATAAAGATCCTGATCCTCTGTTAAGCGCCTCTTATGAAAATCGACTACAATTTGTGGTCTTCTATCAACACCGTACTTTGTAAACTCAGTTTTTGTACCATTCCACTTTACACGACTGTACACTCTAACTGGTGGTAAGTATGTTTTTTCTATTGCCTCGCCGTAAAGTGGATGATAATTTGAGTGTTCTCTTGAGATAGCAAAATAAAGAATTTGTTGACCAGCAACACGCTCAATAACCTCGTCATTGATCTGCTTAACAAAGTCTGCCTCTTTCTGCCCCGTAAAAAGTGGAGGCGGTGGCGCATCAGGTCTTGTCCATTTATCATCTGCCATTCTTTATTACCCTACAAATAATGGAACTGGGACTTGTTTGAGTGTTTCCGCAGTTGCCTTGGTCATATTAGAGTCTTTTGTTAATAACTTCTCATAAGTTAATTCGTCTAATACTGTCTTAAGTTCTGTTCTTAAATCACCCATTTCTTTTGCTGCTTCTGCCAACAAAGAAGGTGCATTAAGTGTAATGTTACCACCTGGAAGTGGAACGGCGTTGCCCATCTTTCCTCTGATCTGTCCAAGCATTTCCTTGCAAAGTGCTAGAGCAAATCTACGAATCCATTGCTTACCAATTGAGTTGATTGATGCATATGGAATATTCTGGAATGGTAGGTTGTTCATGTTATTGACACCCTTTGTTCCAGTTTTACGATCTGGATATTCCTCAAATGAATCTTTCTTTACAGTAAATCTAAAATAAAATCTATCTGGTGAACCAACAGTGCTTGGAGTTGGGAACAATCTTAATTTATTATTAATAACTTCGTATGAATAGTGTGAAGTTCTGGTGTAAATTGAATCTTCATACATTATTGCCTGAAGTTTGTTCTGCCAAGTTGGAACAATTTCAAAAGTTGAATCGTCAGCATATTGACCATATGTTGATAAGTTACCAATAACATTCAAACCACCATAATATGCAAAGAATCTCCACATTGATCTTGGTGTTTTGTAATAAACGTTTCTAATAATAATTTTATTATCGCCAACTGTGTCGCCGCTGTTTAATGTCAACGTTCCATTTGTAATTGATGAACTAACGATTTGCTGTAAATCGTAATCTTGCACACTAGCAGTTGGAACAAATGATGCTGTATAGTAAGTTAAACCACCACCAGCACCCGCTTCAGAAGCAATGCCTTCAGCAACTCTTCTTGTGTAATCAAACGTATATCTAGGAAGCGCCATTTCGATGTTAGAACCGCTCAAAGCATCACCAGCGACAATCTGTCCGTCTTCATCAAAAGAAGCGGTTGTAGCGCCAAGTAGGTTGTTTAACGAGTTCTTTGCTTGGTGAATGTTTACCAAGTATGAATATTCCAACACTGCTTCTTCATATGCTGCATAAACATTGTATTGAGTTAATTCAATATCTAATACATCGCCACCTAATTTCTTGTAAACAAAACTAACCTGATCTGCTGCACCTGAAGCAAATGCTGCGGAATCTGGTCCTTGCATATAAAAACCAAATGGTAATGGGTTGCTTGAAGCATTTACATTATCGGGTGTTCCTGTAATTGGCAAAATTACTTTGCTTGAATTACTTAACGGTGTTAAATCTGGTACTGACATTCACGTAATCTCCTACTATCTAAATAGTTTTATTAAAGAGAAACCCCCCACCCGTCGAAACGGATGAGGGGCAACCCTTAACTACGCATTAGCAATTAACCAACCAAGTTATGGCAAATTACTAGACCGTACATGTCAGGACGAACCATCTTCTTGGCGTAGCGAGTCATTACACCCTTACGTGGTGCAAAGTCCTCTGTACCAAAGATGGTTGGAGTGACCTGTAGTGGGACGTATGGAGCGTAAACGTAACCGCTCTCTAGGAAACTAGCACCCTTACGACCAACGAGAACTACGTTACGTGGGAAGTATGGGTCGACGTATACGTCAAACTTCTTAGAGATTGAACCAACGTTTACAGCACCAGCGGTACCATTTGAATCAACGCTGACGCTTGCGCGGAAACCAGCGGTGAACTCAAGGATGTTGGCAACTTCTGGTGAGCAAACTAGGAAGTTAGCACCACCGCGAAGTGTCTTTCTGTGGATACGAGCAGAAACGTCATTGATTGTCTCAATGAGGGTCTCGTACCACTCAGAAACGGTACCAGTAAACTCTGGGTAACCAGTTGAGGAACTGGCTTCCTCTAAATCAGCACCAGTCTCGCGGTTAACGAAACGACCGGGTTGACGTGACCAGTGTAGTGTACCGGCAGTTGCTCTCTTGATGAGGTCTTCTAGGATCTCACGATCGATTTCTAGAGCGACCTGCTCAGAAAGAATACCAGTTAACTCTACCTCGGCGTCGAGGTTGTGGCAAGCGTTTAGGTCTTGACCTAACTCTGGTGACCACTTAGCACGTAGTTTCTTAGTAACTGCTGTTACAGCAACTGA